CGAGATTCATGAGCGTCTCGTGGGCTCGGAGATGTGTATAAGAGACAGGATCTGCCTTTCGGGTCTCTTGGTAATATCGTCGGCCCCGGTTCTCTTGCCGATTACATGGGTGAAGCTCCGGGGTCTATTGTCACGGGTGTTATCGACCTTACGCCGTATATCGGTTATATCGATATCTATTACAACTATTATCTCAACCAGCAATACGACTTGGTTCCTACGTCCTTGGCTGGTACTGTGTCCGATACTTCACTAGATTATCCCTACTACTTGGCTGTTTCCGAGCTGGAAACTTATCTGCGTAATATCAAAACTCAATCGAATATTTCTCCGGCTGTTCGTGCGGATGATTCTGTCTCGTATTCTACGAATGTCCAGGCTGCCCTGAATGCTGTTACTTCTGAGGCGTTCACATGGAACTTCTTCACTGGTCGGCAGTCTCTTTTCCAGCGTGGTTTTCCGTCCTACTATCTCGAGGCTTGGTTGAAAACTTCATCTTTCACCGATGCTGCTGTCGATGTTTCGACTTCGGGCAAATCCGTGTCGATGCGTAATATCACTTTCGCATCTCGCATGCAGCGTTACATGGATCTTGCCTTCGCCGGCGGTGGTCGTAACTCGGATTTCTACGAGTCTCAGTTCGATGTCAAACTCAATCAGGACAATACTTGCCCGGCCTTCCTTGGCAGTGATTCCTTCGACATGAACGTTAATACGCTCTACCAGACGACGGGCTTCGAGGATAATTCCTCGCCGCTTGGTGCTTTCTCTGGCCAGCTTTCTGGCGGCACTCGTTTTCGTCGTCGTAACTATCATTTTAACGATGACGGTTATTTTATGGAGATTACGTCTATCGTTCCGCGGGTTTACTATCCGTCTTACATCAATCCTACTTCGAGACAAATTTCCTTGGGCCAGCAGTATGCTCCTGCACTCGATAATATTGCGATGCAGGGCTTGAAGGCTTCCACGGTCTTTGGTGAGGTTCAGAATCTTGGTGCTAGGACTGTGTCCTATGCTAATTCTGCTCTTACTATTCCCGGGTTTAAGACGCAAGAGCTCAAATACGTCGGTTACGAACCTGCCTGGAGTGAACTCATGACGGCTGTCTCGAAGCCTCACGGTCGCCTCTGTAATGACCTTGATTACTGGGTTCTTTCTCGTGATTATGGTCGCAATCTTTCCCATATCATGGATACCAAGGCCTATAGCGATTTCGTTTCGGCCGCTGGAGCTAATGTTGATGAAGTCTCTCTCCAGCGTCTTACGGCTTTCTTCAAGCGGATTTACGAATCGCCCTCTTCGTGCCCTTATATTTTGTGTGGTGATTTCAATTACGTCTTCTACGACCAGCGGGCCACTGCCGAGAATTTCGTTCTCGATAATGTTGCTGATATCGTGGTGTTCCGCGAGAAGTCGAAGGTCAATGTTGCAACAACTCTCTAAACCTTTCGTTATGAAAACAAAACTGGATTATAATCCGCATGTAGGTTGTCTTTATTCCAACCTTTCGCAGCGTGTTGGCATTCGTTTTTGTGCTGACCAGCACGCCTCTTATCATACTCACAACTGTGCTTCTCGGCCCGATGAGTTTATTGTCGGTGCCAAGAGTATGAACGAAATCCTCGAGGAGTATTACACCTTCGGCTTTCTTTCTTGTGATACGCAGGCTGTTCGTGGTGATTCTGCTTATGATGAGATTCAGCCTTCTGGTAAGGATGCTTCGATTCTTTCGACAGACCCTAGCTCGGATTTCTCGCTTGACAAGTTTGAGCGCATCGAGCGTATTGCCGAGTGTGTTGGTGAGACTTCTACTGAGCGTCACAAGGAGGAGTTGGGTAAACAAAATGACAAGTAGTTATGTCTGCCCTTGTTACTTCTGCGCTTATTGCCGGTGCTAGTAGCCTTGCGGCTGCTGGTGGTTCGAGTATTGCTGCTTCTAAGATGAATGCTCGTGCCGAGAAATACAATCGGTGGGCTCTTAAAGAACAGCAGCGTTATCAAAAGGAGTATGCGGACTATATGGCTCAGCTGGAATCTCAGCAGAATAATTTGTACTGGGAAAAATATAATTCCCCGGCCGCTCAGCGTCGAGCGCGTGTTGCGGCCGGGCTTACTCCCTACGCTGATGTCGGAGGTATTCAGACATCCTCTGTTGACCCTGGCTCCTATGGTGGTTCGACGCCTTCTGCGCAGTCCTTCTCACAGCCGGGTGGTATTCCGACCAGCCCCCTTGTGGGTGCTTTTGGTAATGCCACTCAGCAAACCCTCTCAGCTCTTCAGGCCGAGGCTAATATTGAACTTACTAAGTCGCAAGCCCTTAAAACTCGGGCTGAGACTACCGGTTTGGAGAATACGAACTCTATGTTTGACATTGTAAAATCTATTGCGAGTGAAGAACTTACATCCAAGCAGTTCAGTAATATTCTTAAGGAAACTGAAGTCAAGTATGCCGAGGCCAATGCCATTGCAGACCTTGATACCAAGCAGGCTAAGATTGCCGAGATTAATGCGTCAGTTTTGGAGCGACTTGCCAACGCTGCTAAAACTGATGCTGATCGGGTCACTGTAGAGCTCCTTCGTGGTGCTCAAAAACGCTCCCTTGAGGCTGGTGCCTCGCTTGCTGAAGCCCAGGCGGCGACTGAGCCGCATAGAGCTCTCAATCTCAAGGCGGACACCCTGCTTAAAATGGCTCAGGAGGAGACCGAACAGCTTCTTCGTTCTCAGAAATTTGAACTTACGCGTCAGCAAGCCCGTAGTGCGGCCATTACGTTCGTTCAGCAACGTATTCTGACCTACCGTCAGGCTGAGGAGCTTGCCCGTTACCTCGCTAACATTCATGACCCCAAAAACATGTGGGACGGTATTTGGCGTATTGTTTCGCTCCCCGCTGGAATTTCGAAGAGTGATTTTGCAGCAGACCTCTATAATGCTCTTTACGAGGAGATCAATTCAGTAGAGTAGAGTTCTTGAGTTTATTTGAGCCCGGCCGTCGCTGCCGGGCTCCTCTTTGCTTCCTGTGGCTTGTAACCTTCCGTGTTCCTCTTGCAGTCTTACCCCGCACCGCAGGTAGCGACTAGCACCTCTATAAGGTGCCATGGTCGCGGACGGAGTCCGCTGGCACGTAAGCGATGGTTTACCATCGCGCCCGTAAATACCTATTTTGAGAGAAGGCTCCCTCTCTTGCCTATATATGCCAGATGTGGAAACAGCGCCCTCGCGAGGTTCCGCATCGGTTCTCTCAAAGTCATAAAAATCTATGAGCGAAGCGAATTCCATTAGGTGACTGAGAGGGGGTACGGGGGAGAGAGTTAGGAGCCCCGTGCATGAGCTTGTCTGCATCCGTTAACGCGCGCGCGCGCTTCGCGTGCGTGCGATGACGGAGCTAAGTAGCTCAGGCACAGTTTTGCGTCCTTACTTTCTCCCCCGTTATACACTTCTCAGGCCTTTTTGATTCGTCGATTTCTCCGAGTAATTGACCTTTTGGTCGAAAAAAAACAATTTTCTTGCATTTGAAAAATGGAACGCTTTGCATCGATGCAAAAATTCATTATATTCGCCCCGTAGGGCACTTAAATTATTCATTAAATCGCTTTTTATGGAAAAAACACCATTCTACCGCAACAAAGCTTTTTGGACGCTTATAGCGTCTATAATCGCTGCTCTTGCTGCCTACTTCACTGTATCGTGCAGTTATTCTCGAAAAGTATTCCGTCACGGTGTTCATCATGATACCGTGCGGGTTGAATCTAAAATCAAATCTCGTGACCTATCATGCTTAACAACGAATCTTGGGACACTCTCTCCCGTTCTTTCGAGTTCGAACCTCGAGCTCATTTCGTGGAAACACTCTTCGTCGCCTGCTCCGACTATGCCGTCGACGGTAACTACATCTCTTTTCGGTTTGCCTTGGCAGACCGTGTTCGAATCCAAACCGCAGTTGATTCTATTGTCGCAGCTCAGGTGCCGTTTTATTTCACCATCGAACAAGGATTGTTCGACTCCGAGTGTAACCGTGTTATCTATGAGTTCAACATCTCAGACCTTTTCTTTTTCATTTACGCTCGCTTCTCTGGTTCTTGCAGTGCCTCTCGGTCGCTCTCGTCGTGGCGGTCGAAGAAAAGGAAAACCCCGTCCAAAGGTCAAAAACATAATAATCGGCGGACGACACCTGTAGTTGTAGACCTTGATTTTTAGTTTGTTTGAGTTATGTGCAATAAGCCTTTGCGGGTTACGAATCCACATTACATTAAGCTTGCCGACCAACTCGGCGTAGAGGTTTCCCAGTTCTCTAACCAGTCGGATTATAAGCTCCAAGTGCCCTGTGGCAAGTGTGTTCAGTGTATCAAGAAGCGCCAGCAGCATTGGTTTGTTCGCGCTCATAACATCTACAAGCGTCTCGGTCATAACCTTTCAAATTCCTATTTTTGTACCTTTACTCTCAAACCAGAATTTTATGAGGCCTTTTGTAAGGAGCCCTACGCCTTTATTCGTCGGTTTGTAGACCGCATGCGTAAAGACAAGTCCCTTCGTTATCAAAATCCCGATACGGGTCGCTTTTGTTATCGCAAGGTTTCTTTTCCTTATCTTTTTGTGCTGGAGGTTGCCGACGGCAAGCGCGCAGCTCAACGTGGGCTTCCTTCTGAGCATCGACTTCATCTCCATGCGATTATGTTTGGATGCCCCCTACCTTGGTGGAGTGTTCGTCATTACTGGATGTCCTTCGGCCTTGCTTGGGTTAGTCCTCTTCGTCATTTCGGTGGCGTTCGCTATGCAATGAAGTATATCACGAAGAAGTCTGCTGTGCATTGGAATGACGTTCCGAAGGATGTTTTGGCTTTACATGGTCGTTTGTATGTCTCTCATGGGTTTGGCCGATTGTCAGAATCGGAGAAGGACGCCCTTCGAGCATATATGATGACTGGTTGCAAACAGTGGTTCTCTATCTTGATTGATAATCATCCTTACAGCATTCCTCGTTATTATAAGCTGGCATGTTTTGATAAGGAGCAGGTTCGCTGTCGCAACGACTCCCTTATTCCGCAGCTTATTTGGGAATATGTTTTGAGGACTTATCCGACTTATTCTAATTATAAAAAACAACTTATAAAACAATCTATTTTATGGCAATGATGTTTCTTTCGCGTAAGCGAAACAAGAAATCCCGGTTTAAACTTTTTTCCGGTAACCCCACTTCCGCAAGTTGGGGTACTCTGATTCCTACCAATGTGACCCGTGTTGTTGCTGGTGACGATTTCAGCTTCCAGCCCGGTGTAGGTGTTCAGGCTCTTCCGATTGTGGCTCCCTTCATGGGCAGTGTATGTGTCAAGAAGGAGTATTTTTTTATTCCCGACCGGATTTATAATGTTGACCGTCAGCTTAATTTTCAGGGTGTCGCTGATACTCCGAATACTGTCTATAAGCCTTCGATAGCGCCTCCGATTCCTTTCGATATTGCTTCCAGTTCGGGTGCTGCAATCAAAATCTCGGTTGCTGATGTGGTAACGGATCTGCCTTTCGGGTCTCTTGGTAATATCGTCGGCCCCGGTTCTCTTGCCGA